GTGTACTATTGCCACAACTATCCTACTGGTGTCATGGGGAAGCCTATTAGTGGTGACAACGTTGCTCGTTCTCTCTTATTAAAAAATAAAGTATCTTCTACTGTAGGTCATATACACACATTTGATTATGCTATGTGTGCTTTACCATCTGGTAGAAAACTTATGGGATTATCGGCAGGATGTTATTTGCATCATAAAGAAAACTATGCTAAAGCTACACAGCAAATGTGGTGGACAGGACTTGTAGTTAAACGTAATGTAGATAAAGGTGAGTATGATCTTGAAATGCTAGAGTATAATACTATAAGGAGAAAATATGGTAAAAAATAAAAGACAATATTTATCTTTAAAAGATCATGGTCATGATATATCTTATGAAAATGAAAGAAAACATGACAATGTACATTCACCATCACATTATATGCATGGTAAAAAAGAAACTATAGATGTTATTCGTGATTGTATGGAAAATGATGAGTACCATGGATACTTAAAAGGTAATGTTTTGAAGTATGTTTCGAGGTATAAATTTAAAGGAGAGCCATTAGAAGATTTAGAAAAAGCACAATGGTATTTAAACAGACTAATAAAGGAGGTCAAACATGGGGCAAGTTAAACAAGCAATAATAGAAGTAGAAGATTTTGTAGCAGGTTGTTTGCAGCAAGGTAGAACTTTAAATCAAACTATCAGAGATGCTAGAGAATCTAAAGCTGCTAAATTTAATCCTTATTTAGATGATGCAGATCTTATTGAAGATAAGTATTATCAATTTAGGGGGCAAGAATGAGACAGATATTTGTTAATGCATTAATAGATAAGTATACTGCAGAAATATCTGATGCTAAAGCAAAAGTAATTGTTTATTTAGATCATCCTGTAGCTATAGGTGAGCATCCTCAATTTACAGACGAAATAGATAAATTATTAGATATAATATCTACTGCAGAAGAAAATATAAAAACAATAAATAAATACTTTGGAGAAAAAACTGATGACTAAAGAGAAAGAAAAAGAACAAATTGGATCAAGAACATATTTAATTGATTCAATGCAATTACAAGACTTAATGAAATATCTTATGACTAGACCATATGCAGAAGTTGTAAAACTTATGAGTATGCTAGCTAGATTAAATCAACTAGATCCTAAAATTGGTGCAGACTTTGTAAAAAAACAATCAGAGGGATCTAATGGAAAAAAATAATTTAAATAAACACACAGGTTTATTGTTTGAATTAAAGATTGGATTAAATAAAGACAATGCTATTGTAATTGACTATGGTGGAAAACCTGTTGGTAAAATAAGAGAGGCTTTAAAAGAATACAAGTATCAAGCTAATCTATGTGCAGCTATTATAAATCATGCAAACTCTACTGGTAAAAAATTAGAAGAGGATATAAAACAATTAATACAAAAGGTATAAATGAAAAAAGACGTTAAGGATATTATACAAAAAGAAGAAATACATTTAAATAATTTGTTAGAACAAGAAGATCTATCTTCATTTAAAGGTATGGTAGATGAATTAAGAGATACATGGACCAAGAAACAAATGTTTCGAACAGAAACAGAGGCAAGGTTTTCTGTATTACAAGACAATAGATATCCAACTAAAGCATCAAAATACTGGCAGTGTGTTAGAGAACAATCATCATATCTAGATAATTTAATGGCTTTATCATTTGACTATAGAAGAAATGAAGCAAAAATTAAATGGTTAGAAGATAAAGTAGATAAAGAACAAGATGAATATAAACAAACAAAATATAAAATAGATTTAGACGAGGCTAGATTTGGTAAAGCATCTATGGAAAAAGTTGCAAAACATAGAATGAGAGAAATTAAAATGTGGTCTAAATTAAAAAAAGAATTTAACGATGGATCATTTAATGATAAAGATGTTAATCAACACCAGTTAGAATCGTATGGATTACAGTATCATGAGAAAGCAAAAACATTAAATACAAACTCTAGTGAAGCAGAAATATTTAATGTAATGGGTCAGCTACAATCACTACAAAGAATTAAAAAATCTGGTGAATTAGAAAGTAGTTATAAAGAACAAGAAAAAATTACCCAACATGAAAAACCTAAAGTTTGATTTTATATTTCTAGGTCAGTCTGTTTTAAAGTATCAAGTTCCTCTTGATATATTTAATACAATCAATCAAATATATGAACAAAACTTTCATAATCTTGCACCAGCTAATTTACAATTAGTTGGTAAGATTGAAAATGAACATTCATTATTTTATAATGGTTATGACCAAACAAAAATGAAAAATCATAATATATTACCAAATAATATAACAGATTATTTTATGACTGTTTTTAAACATTATTTATCTTTTAATAAAATACAAGATTATGATACACATTTAAATTCTATATGGGTTAATGAAATGAAACAACATGAATACAATCCTGCACATATTCATAGAGGAGTTCTATTTACAGGTTTGTCTTCTGTAATGATTTTAAAATTACCTTCTACATTTGGTAAAGAATATTCAAATGATAAAGTTAAACAAAATGGTAGACTACAAATACTAGGTGCAGCTAATGGTCAGTTTGCAAAAATAGATTATCAACCACCTATGGACCTTAGAGATTTTTATGTGTTTCCATATGATATGAGACATTGTGTTTATCCTTTTAATGGAACTAATGAAACTAGAAGAACACTTGCTGCAAATTGTGATGTAAAATTTGATCCAATTAAAAATAGAGGAGTTGCGTGATTACTGAGCCAAGATGGAAATCTTATATTGTTGAAACAACAAAACCTATATTTTCACCTAGACAATGTAAAATGATTATAGAAGCAGGAAGAGAAGAGCCTAAACAAAATGCTTATGTTGGAAATGAAAAAGGAATTAAGGGTGGCAAGTTAGATACTAAAACAAGAACTTCACATATTAGTTGGATACCATTTAAAAAAATGAATGACATGTACAAAGATATAGAATTAATTATGAAACAAACAAATGGTAATCATTTTGGTTTTGATGGAATGGCAATTACAGAAATGGCACAATATACAGAATATCCTGCAGGTGGATTTTATGATTGGCATGCAGACAATGATGTTAACTGTGCACACGAACCACCAGTTAGAAAAATATCTATGACTTGTTTACTATCTCCCGAAAATGAATTTGAAGGTGGGGATTTAGAATTAATGTCTGAAGGTAAAGTTGCAAAAATTAAACAAGGACATGCTGTGTTTTTTGCATCTTTTATTAGACACAGAGTAAAACCAGTAATACGTGGTAACAGAAAGTCTTTAGTTATGTGGTTTGGGGGAACACCTTTTAAATAATGTTTAGAGAATTACACTTTCCAACTCCTATCTATATTGCAGATATAACACATCCAACTCTTAATCAAGAGTTAGAAAGAGATATTATTAATTGGATGAATAAAGATAAAGGTGTAATTAGAACAAACGTTAAAGGTTGGCACTCACATACAAGTATGCATGAGTTATCTGAATATAAAAAATTAGTTAGTTTATTATATGAAGCACAACAAACTATTTATGATCAAGAACATTTAGCTAGTGAACCTGTAATAGGTAATATGTGGGCTAATGTAAATCCTCCAGGTGGAATGAATCGTGCACACATGCATCCTAATTCTTTATGGTCTGGAGTATATTATATTAAAGCTCCTAAAAATTGTGGAGATTTAAAAATAGATGATCCTAGAGCTGCAGCATCAATGTGTAGACCTAGAATGAGAGAGAGATATAATCCTCCAGAAACAGCACCTACAAGATTATGGAGAGAAACACACTATAAACCTAAAGCTGGTAGATTAATTATGTTTCCATCTTGGTTAGTGCATTGTGTTGACCCAAATGATTCTAATGATATAAGAATATCAGTATCTTTTAATTTTTTACAAAAATGTATGATAGTATGATTGTTGATAAAGATCAAATATTATTTAGAGAAAAACATTTACAAACCGAAGAAGGTCAAATGTCTCAAGCAAACAATAAAAGATTCAAAAAATTAAAATTAGATATAGAAAAAAATGGTATTATTAATCCATTAATATGCACAGAAAAAAATGGTAAATATAGATTATGTATAGGAATGAGAAGATTTATTGCAGGATGTATGTTAGGTATAAAAAAATATAAAATTAAAATTGTAGATGACGAAGAAGTAGATACATTAATAAATGCAATAAGTACATATAAAACTAAACATAAGGATGGGACAGATGTTTCAAACTAAAAAATATCAAGTAATTAAAAATGCTGTATCATACGAATTGGCTAATTTTATATTTAATTATTTTATGCTTAAACGTGATGCTGTTAGCTGGATGTATGAAAACAATATTTATGCACAGTCTCCAATTCTTGGAACATGGAGTGATCAACAAGTCCCAAATACTTTTTCTTGTTATTCTGATTTTGTTATGGAAACTTTAATGATGAAAGTATTACCAGTAATGCAAAAAGAAACAGGATTATACTTAATACCAACATATTCTTATGCAAGAATATACAAAAAAGGTGATATATTAAAAAGACATAAAGATAGACCTAGCTGTGAAATATCTACAACTATTCATTTAGGTGGTGATAAGTGGTCTATATTTATTGATGGCACAGGTAGTAATAATGTTATTGATGAATACAAAAATATACATAAACCCAATGCACCAAAAGGCACAGAGGTTATGCTAGATGTAGGAGATATGCTTGTATATAGTGGATGTGAGTTAGAACATTGGAGAGAACCTTTTAAAGGTAATACTTGTGGTCAAGTATTTTTACACTATAACCATGTGAATGGTCCTTTTGCTGAAAAAAATAAATTTGATGGTAGACCTATGTTGGGTATTCCACTAATAAAAAAGGCTCCCTAAAGGAGCCCTTAATGTTGCCTACTGGGGAGTCTATATGACTCCCTTTTTTTTTGTGTTTAACAATTCCAAGCTCTTAAAGCTTTGTTAATTCTACTTTGTGGATCATTAGCAGTTTTCTTAGAAGTAAGTTTATTTTTCATACCTCGCATACGTGCACAAAAACTAGCACGTCTTTTGTTACCAACTTCTTTACTAGGTGCTTTTAAAGTACCACCTGTTTGAGCCTTATAACTATCTCTACCTTTTTTATTTAATCCACCTTTAGGATTTTTACCTTCTTTTCTTTGCCATGCATATGATTTAGGCATTATGCAAAACTCCTATATTGTTTTACTTTATTTGCTATATTCTTAGGCTGTTTAACAAATTGTTTACCCGCTGCTCTACCTTTTCTTTTAGCTGCAGTTGTAGCAGCATACTCAGAAGCTGATAAAGATTTTATAGCTTTACTTGGTAAGTATCTTTCGCCTGTTTTACTTGAAGGTTTACCAGATTTTGTTCTCCATTTTTGTTTACCCCAAGCTTTAAGAGATCTTTGACTTTTTGCTAACGCCATTTTTTTTCTTTCCTTTATTAATCTTTGCTAATATTTTA